TACCACTTAGTTTGCTCTTGATGTTCCCACGTCACACGCTCCTGATATGGGTGATGTTCCATGTAGCAAAATTCGGCAAAATCTGAAAAATTACCGGTGTGCTGAATATAAGCATCATACATGAGTGTGTTCATAGTATCCCACATGTACCACAATTCTTCTGAATATTGGACTTGCCAGTCTTCAATATTGAGAGGAGTTTCATCGGTGATTTCTTCATCATCACTGGCTTGAGAATTCTCAAAACCAGTGGTAGCTTCGTAGACGTATTGGCTCCAAACCATGGTTATTACTTATCTTCTTTTGGGGGCTTCTCTTTTATACCAGTTAGCGAGAGAGAAGTAGACTCCTTAACTTTAAGACCGTCCTTGATCGCGTTTAGAGCGCCCTCCACCTTAGCTTCGTCACCACCAAAGAACTTGAGAAGTCCGTCCTTGATGGCATCCTTATTAATACTTCCCTTACGTACCGACTTACGTAGAGAAATCTTACCTTTCCTGAGGTTAATGGTATCAATACCCTGATCAATCATATGCTTCTTGACTGATTCCTTCAATCGCTTCTCTTCTTGGTTGAGGATCTTGATATCAGATTTTGCTTCAGAAAGTTGCTTGGAGAGCTCTACAAGCTTGGAGACACTCTCGGAAAGTTCGTTTGGCACAGACATATTATATTAATTAAAACTAGACATCTAATCTTTAAGCGTTATTTAGCAGAGAGTACGCTGCATCATATCAGGGACAATGGTGGAGTTGTTCCACACGAAGGGGTCCTTGGGGTTGGGGGGATCCGCGCGGATCTGCTGGTTGGCGTTACGGAGAGCACCACCGACGGTCTCTGGGAAACCGATCTGCTGACGAGGCTCAAGGAAGTTCTGGCCAGCGAGGATATCCTCTGGAGCAAACTCACCGAAGTCCTCGGCAGAGGCAACCTCACGGGGGAGGAGGGAAGACGCGAGGCCAACACCCTTCTCCATACCACAGCCGTTGGCGGCGGCTGGACCAGCGGTAGATGGACCGGCAGATGGAGCCATCTGGATCGCAGCGTACTCACGCTCCTTGATAGAATACTCAGACTTGTTGTTCATAGTGAAGAGCAAATAGACCAACACGGCGACGGCGAGCACCATAAGAATGTTTTGGGTACGACCCTTCTTCATCATGTTTTATATTAGGTTAACAATTTTTTTATTGCTCATCGTCAACGAAAGCATATCCTTCTGGATAAGTATCGAGGATTGGGTCTGGGTGAACCCTGACCTGGACAACATTCCAAGAGGAGCCGAAAGATTTCTTGGCAAACCAGAGGCCGGCAAACTCAAGGATGACATCACAAATCTTACCGGGCTGGATAGTCTCAAAGTCAACCTCCTCCTGCTCGGAGTTGAAAACCTTGGTAACCTCAATACGCTCGCCTGTAATCTGACCATCGGCGATACTGGAAGTGTACGCACCCTCAACAACCTTGTCGGATAGCTTCTTACCAAACCAGGTCTCAGCGTTGTCAACCGCCGCACTGAGGTTTTCAGTGTCAATCGCTTGAATCTTGGCAACGTTGTCATCGGAACCGAGCTCCATCACGATGTCTCCTGTAACATCAGTCATCTTCACCTTGTTCAACTGAACGAGGCACTTGCGCTTAGAATCATTGAGGGCCTTCACGAAGTAGAGTCCGTCATCACCTTTAGCTGGGGCGTTGTAAAGCATTTTATATATGGTTTAGGTCTCATTTCTTTAAACCAACAAATGGGATAGCTGCCGACTTATTTATAACGTTCTTAGGAACCCATGCGTTTCTCCTGGGATTGTAACCATACAAGGTGTTCGTGAAGTTTATATTCTTTGGTAAATTCTTGGCATTCTCAGGTCTCAAATTAAACTCATTCTTCACATAGGAATTATTAGTTACATTCTTCCACTTTAGGTTTTTGAGGTTTAATCGCTTGTTTCCTGAAGATTTCTTGTACCCATTTACATTAGCATTCTTAGTAACCGGCTTCAACCCATGCACAATCTGTTTAGATAACTTGTCCTCAGAGGGTTTGGTTGTGAAGTTCTTGTACTTGAATGGATCCACACGAGCCGCTTGAGCAACCGAAACGCGCGCGTTTTTCTTAGTGGCTGGGGCACCCTTCTTAATAATTAGGGGTTTGATGCGCTTGAATATGTCATCAATAGAGTTACTGGCATTGACTTTCTTATCTAGGAGCTGTGCAAGTTTCACAAGACGCTGACGATCCTTCTCTTTCTTCTCTGGACGAAGTTTGAGTTTACTCATCAAGTATATGTCTTCAATCAAAAACTCTTTACTGGCTATGTACACGTTGTTATTCCTCACCAGTTTACCTGTATTTTGGTTTCTGTACGTTATGCCCTTACGCCGTGTGAGAACCACCTCGTAGCCAAACTCTTTGGGTCTCATGAATGGAATGTCAAGAATGCCACCTAGGGTCACATTCTCAATCTTACCAGTCTGTGGGGAATAGAACCGTATGTTCAAATCAAGTGCAAACAATTCAACGTCAATGAAAACGTCGCCCTTCTTGGGGTCATTTCCTGGACCAGACTTTTTCTTCTTGATGAGTGTGTACCGACGTGTGACAGCTGGACCCGTTGAAGGCATGCTGATGCCCAAAAACTTGAAGAGTTTGGGGTACTTGGTCTTCATAGACATGAGCCGCTTCCTGACGCGAGTGTTCAACTTCTTAGCAATTTCACCCATTTTATCCCACAGTATGAGTTTGGTCGCTTGAAGTTTTCCAAAAAACTTTGGATTCACAGGCATTCGAGGAACAAACTTTGCGTCAATATCTGTGGTGATGATACGATTATTGTATTCCACATACAGATTGAAAGCTTCACCACCACTCACAATGAGATCACCCATGTTCTTCATGTGCTCAGAAACTTCACCAATAGTTTCCAAGATGATATCTCTCAAAGAGTTTGTAACCAAGAGGTACACAACCTTTTCAAAATCTTTTTTACTGTAGGTGCTGTGAACACGACTTCTGAATTTTCCAAGATCTCTCTGCACATTCCTGTCATAATACTTTTTCAACTTGGTATCCTTGAACAACAAATTTTCATCTAAAAATTTTTTGACGGTGGCTTCTGGATAAATTTCAGTGTCCATTATTATATTCTCACATAATAATATGGTCTGTAGTATAATAGACGAGTGCAGGTGCTTCGCGTACGACGATGTCGCCGATCCAAAGAAGTCTCAATTCTGTGGTGTGAGACGTGGCCCTCATGTGGTAGCCTGTCCAGAGAATGACTGCTGTACTGGTGGATGCCCTGGTCAGGTACCTGGTTTGACACCCAGAGAACCATTCAGGATTATAGAACGCCCCCCATCCTTCAGAATGCCCGAGTATAATCCCAAGCTTTACATACTCATAATGTTAATCATATTATCACTCCTATTTCTTACGTATCTTACTTAAAGATTAACGGGCTAAGAAAGGTATAATGTCTCTTGAAACTATCCAAGCTGAAATTGCTGCCCTCCGCGCTGATGTTAAGGCTCTCACCAAGCTCGTTCGCAAGGTGAAGAACGTCCAAGAGGATCCTAACGGCGAGAAGGCCAAGGCCCGCGCCGCGAACAACGGTTTCAACCGCAAACAGGAAATCACACCTAAGTTGCGTGAGTTCCTCGGACTTCCTGAGGGTGAGCTCATCTCTCGTTCCGAGGTGACCAAGTTCATCAACAAGTACATCACCGACAAGGGTCTCAAGCACCCTGAGAACGGTCGCCAGCTCATCCTTGACGACAAGCTCAAGGATCTTCTCCAGCCTCCCGCTGACGTTACTGTCACTTACCTTAACCTCCAGAAGTACCTTTCTCCTCACTACGTGAAGAAGGCTTAAAAAAATAACACATAATCACAATATGTTTGTTTCAAAGGAACAGATTGAACAACTTATTGGTACAAAGATCAAAGATCTGACTTTGTACCAAAAGGCTTTCACCCATAAATCCGCACTCAAAGAGTATGATCAACTCAATGAATCATTTGAGACCCTAGAGTTTATGGGTGACTCGGTGTTAGGTTTCATTATAACTAAATTTTTGTTTGATCGTCATGAATCAAAACAAGAAGGATTTCTTACAAAGGCGCGTACAAAACTCGTTCGTTCAGAAACTCTAGCCGCTATAGCTCTCAA